AGGGCTATTAGAACTTGCTGATTCTGTTAATCCATTGTCGTCTAAGAAATTACTATAATCAATGTCAATTATTTTAGTGGCAACTTCTTTGCGTTCTGAAGGACTTAGTTTAATAGCACCATATTTTTTAGTATATACTTTAGTAAAATCTTGTATAATTCTATCAAGACCTTTAATAGCAAGTGCTTTGTCAAATTGACCTTTTTTCTGTTTTTTGTATATAGTATTAAAATAATAATTTAATTGCTTATATACATCGCCATCATTTTCCATTGCTGTTATAATTTCTCTTATTTTTTCATCAGAATCATTTTCTAGTAATAAATCCATAAATTTACTCATTTTATACTCCTTAATTTTTATTGAATATAATCTCTTAATTGTCTTAGAAATATTGAAACTTCATTTCCTAATTTATCTAATCTTATTTTTGAATCACCTGAATTAAACTTTGATTCTTTAAGTGCTTGCTTTTCACACTCTTCGTTATAAAAATCTTTAAATGATGAACTCACTTTTTATCCTTATTGTATATAATTTTTTATATTTCTAATTATAGCATTAAAATAATTTGATTTTGATTTATCTATATCAATGTTTTGATTAAATTGTTTTTGAATAGACGGCAAAACATTATTGAAATTAGATAAATCTATATTATCATACTTAATTTTTATACCATATCCAACTAAAGAATTTTCATTGTCGATTACGATTTTAACATCAACATCTAATCCGTCTTTTTTCAATTGTTCTCTAAGTAAATCGCTTTCGCTTGATACTAATTTAGATATTGTCTTGATATCGTCAAAATAAAAAATCATTTCGCATTTTTTCTTATCTATTTCAGAAACCAATTTAACATTCTCTAATTTCATTGATTTATTAATCAATCTCTCAAAACTATAAAAAATATCAAAAAATAAATCAAATGCAGTTCCTGCTTCATTTAGTGATGATTCTTTTAAAATTTCGTGATTATAAAATGTTTTAAATGTATTTTGCATTTTATTAGCCTTTTTATTTTTTTATTTAATAAAATTATATTATAGAAATCCTTAATATTTAATTAAAGAATTATAAATTTAAACTTAAACTTTTAAATACTAAAACAATTCTTTTTCAGTCAAAACTTTAAATTCAAATCCATTTTTCCTGCAAAATTCCCTAGCATATTTCCATTTAACCTGATTTAATTTAAAAACAGGATTTTTAGGATTATATGCTTGCTGATAAGGTTTAATTTCTATAAGATAAATCTTACCTTTTATATTTATCATAAAATCTATATAGTATCTATGAATTTTATTATCTAAACCTAAGTATTGTATAGGAAACGGCTCGCTCGACCACTCTATTACATCTTGATTTAAATCACAAAATTTAAGAAATTTTAACTCCCAAGAACTTCTATATGTTGGATAAATTTCAGAATTCATCAATTTATCAACAGGCTTAATATATTTCTTTTCATTAATAGGTTTATAAATTCCTTGCTTCCAACTTGCCATTTTATCACTTATCAATTTACTTAAAATACTTTAGTAATATTAGCAAACCATTACAGGTGGCAAATCTTGCCATTTACTAAGTAATTCTTCATTTAATTTTTCTATTTCCGATTCTGCTAAACTTCTTATATCAGCGTAATTAATCGTTGCTCCACCTACAACGTTTGCTGAATACTTACCTAATACCACTGATTGCATTAATCTTGCTTCTGCCACTGCTCTACGTTGAACCCACTCTTGTTCGTATATCGAATCGCCGTTCTCGTCTTGAATATATCTAGTTCTACACTCTAATAATAAATTTCCGTGATAATCTTCAAATATATATAATTTTTTCTTATATGAATTATAGTTATAATTAATTTCTTTATCTACATATTTTTTAAGTTGAGTATTAAGAGATGAAATATTAATCATAAATGCTAATGCAGTTCCTAATCCGTCTGTTATCATTCTTGAAACGTTATCATCAACATATCCACTTAAGTTAGATGATACAAGCATTGAGTCGTATTTTCCTAAAGTCATAATTTCTTCAACTTCAGGTGCTACATTGTATTCTCCACGTCCTTGACAAGTAAATTTAACATATTGTATTAACTCGCCGTCATAAGCAATATTAGTAAATTGTCTAATTGATTTATCAATTGCTTGATTTAATTGTGCGTCTGTTAATTCTACTTGTAATTGTGGATAACCTAATTCAAGTTTAATAATTTCTCTTAATTCTGCTTTAGTCATTTAATATAATCCTAACTTAAATTAATATTATTTATCATTATTAAAATCTCTTAAACTCTTAAACTGTTAAATAAATAGTTTTAAACATTATTTAATATTTAATGGAGCAATTAATGAATTCTGAAACAAATGAAGTATCTGAAGTAAAAAAATTATCTGATATATTTCCCCCTGAATTAGTTGAGTATTATAAACAAAATAAAAATTTAATAACTGAAGAATTGCTTGATACATTAAGAACATATGGTAATGATGGTAAGGCTTTAGCACTTGAAATTTTAGATACACCAATGGACGATGAAAAATATCATCTTGACGCTTTTGGAAATAGAATTTTCTTTAACGGAAATAGGCAACTAAAAAGACCTTTTACAAAAATGCCTATTGCTAAAATTCACGAAATAGAGATTAAAAAATGTGCTGATGATATATATTATTTTATGGATAATTATATAAGAATTACTACACCTAAAGGACTAAATTTCCCTGAATTAAGAGAATATCAAAGAGAATTTATATCTGTTATTAATAAACAAGAAAATGAAAAAATTATTAGTTTGCAACCAAGACAATGTATAAGTTCTGATACTATCGTTAATGTAAATGGTAATGATTTAAGTATTAAAGAATTATTTGATTTAAATGAATCAAATTCAACAAATCCAAATACTGATAAATTTATTGAAACAATAGAATTATCAAAATTAGGGAATTTTGAAATTAAATCTGATATAGGATTAATTAAAATTAAAGAATTACACAAAACTAAAGAACTTCCAATGTGTATTATAAAAACTAAAAATTTATCACTAAAATGTGCTAAAAATCATATTTTAATTGATGAATTTAATAATGAAATTCCTGCTTGTTTATCATTAAATAGAAAAATAAAAACTGAATTTGGAGTTCAAGAGATAATAGAATATATTGATTTAAATATAAATGAAAATTGTTATGATTTAACTTTAGAAAATCATCATTTATACTATTCAAATGGATTTTTAAGTCATAATTCAGGTAAATCGGTAACAGTCGGTATATGGATTTTACACGTTTTTTTGTTCCAAAAAGATTTAATTATTGGTATTGCAAGCAATAAACTTGCAATGAGTAAAGAATTTGTTGATAAAGTTAAGAAAATGTTTTTAACTGTTCCAATGTGGCTACAATGTGGAATTTTAAATTGGAACGTTGCAACTATTGAAGGGGAAAATAGAATTAAAATTTTGTCTGATACTTCCAATTCTTCAAGTTTTAGGGGGTTTTCCGTCAATTACCTTATTGTAGATGAAGCAAGTTGGATTATAGGAACAGATAGTTCAGGCACATCATTTAAAGCCTTTGCAGACTCTATATTTCCAGCACAGGAAGCCCTAGCAAACAAAAAAACTATATTAATATCAACAGCAAATGGTAAAAATCACTTTTACGATATATGGGAAGGTGCAGGCGAAACTAAAGAAACATCTGATAACGGATATGTAAAATATGAAGTAAAATGGCAAAATGTGCCAAGACACAAACCAACAGGCGAATTATATGAACCTGAAGAATTTAGAAATTCTGTTATAAAATCTTATGGAGCAGTTTTCTTTAACCAAAATTACGGAAACGAATTTATAGGTTCATCAAATACCTTAATTGATGGTAAAGTCTTAGCAAAATATCAATATCAACAACCTGATTTTGTAAGAAATCCTGGACTTAAAATTTATGAAGAGCCAATTAAAGGACACTCTTATATATTTGGTGTAGATTCAGCAAAGGACGGCTCTGATAGTTTTGCTATACAAGTTTTAGATATTACAAATTTTAACTTTAGGCAAGTTGCAACTGCTAAATTAAAAATAGATTACTTAAGAATGCCTGAATTTATTGATGATTGGGCTAAATACTTTAATAATGCTTTTGTAATAGTTGAAAATAATGAAGGTGCAGGACAATCAGTAGCAGATAGATTATATCTTGAATTTGAATATGAAAATTTATATTTTGATAAATCAAGAACTTCTGTTGGCTCTAAGAAAAAATATCCAGGTTTTAGAACAACAAAGAAGTCAAGAGATATTATTTTACAAACACTTAAAACAATGGCAGAATCCGATAAATTGTTAATTCAAGATAAAGATACAATAGATGAATTATTTAATTTTGTATTAAAAGATAATAAGTATCAAGCAGATAATAATAAACACGATGATTTAGTAATGGCTTTGGCATTATGTTTTGCTATATTTGCAGAAGCAAGAAACTTCAATGAAATGAACGAAATAGTAAAAGAATTAGATTCTAAAAGTTCTGATTCTGATTTAAATGTTTCAGATTATTTAATTATAGGCAATTTTGATATTTTAACAGATGATAGTAATAATAATTACTTAAATGATGAAGATTTTAGTTCTAAATTTGGAAGTTTTGATTACATTGAATAGTATAGAGTAGTATTGAATAGTATTGTGTAATATGATAAGGGTTCAATTAAGAACCCTATCAAAAAATTAATTAGTCCTTTTTGGAACAATAAAATAATAACTAAATATACCTTAAAAAACACTTAAACACTTAATTTTTTAGTTCTTAGATGATTTTAAACCTGGTCTAGTTCTGACGACATCTGAAAATTCATCATCATCAATATACCAAAATGGCTTATAACCATCTTGATAATACATTTTACCAAAATCTGATGGGTGGCTTGCAAGATGTGCTACAACACGATAAATATTTGTCATATTTGATTTATCCCAAGCAACATCTTTTCTTGCTCTAAGAAATATAAGCATAGGAGTAAGCAAAACACCCAAAATAAATGCTAATATAGCAATTACAATATAACTCATTTTAATCCTTTATATAAGATTAAATTATTTATATTATTAATGAATTAAATATATCGTTAAATTTTGTATTATCAAACTCTTTACAACCGCTATAAACCATTCTTGCACCGCTAAATCCGTGATATCTCAAAGTGTCGAATCCGTCTATTTTTAAACAATCTTGCTGTTCTTGCAAAACTAATGTATTATGTTTAAATCTTGTATAAAATAAATCAATTTTACCATATGAAATATTTTTAAATACTTTTCTTGAAAATTTAGGTTTAACACAATTATTACTTGTTGTTATTTCTGTTAAATCTAAACCGCCTTTTTTACCAACAATAACTGAGTCTTGATTGTAATATACACCTAAAGAAACAATCTTTTTCTCAAAATTTTCATAAGTATCTCTAACATTTACAACAAAATATGTTCTTTCTTCAACAGGTCTTTCATCAGGTAGATTTTGATTTTCAATAAATCCACCGCCTACTTTAGTTACTAAATATCCAAACGTCATTAATCTTGCTTTTAATTCTTTAGAATCTCTTAAGTTTTCATTATATGTTTTTTCTGCACGACAAGCAGAGATAAAAGCAACATCATAATTTTTAATGTGCTGATATGCCCTGCTTAGTGAAGTTTCATTTAGTTCAAAACCTAATTTATCAGTTTTAACATTAGTAGTATTATTACTATTGTTATTAATATTATCTAATAAATCCATAAATTTACTCATTACTCGCTACTTTCCCTTAAAAGCATTAACTCCATAAACAGGTTCTATATTTTCCTGAATTCTTAATTCTAAATCTTTAATATTTAATTCAGTTTTTCTTGATTGTTCTCTTATAATGCCTTTTTGCATAGCACCTAATTGATTAAAACTTAATTGTTCTGCTGTAAATTCATTATAACTTTCAAATGTAAAATGTTTATTACCTATTTTAGAATAATAAGTTTTAAATTTCTCATAAGAAACATTATTAAATTTATTCAATTCCCCTAGTCCGTATCTAGCAAAAAGACCAAATTCGACCCAAGTTTTAGTTTCTTTATATCCTAGCATAACAGAATCTTGATTATATCTTTTACCTAATTTCTTAATAAAATCAAAAAATTGTTCTGTTGGTATATTTTTTAAATTTACCACAAAATAAGACTCTTCATCAACATATCTATCATTACCTTCTTCATCTTTTTCAACAAATCCGCCTTTGATATTTGTCACACCAAATCCTAAATTTAATAAAGATTGTTTAAGTGTTTTATTATTTTCTTTATTCTCTTTAAGACTTAATTCGCCCCTAAATGCAGTAATAGTGGCACAATCATAATTATTAATATGATTATAAATTCTTGATAGAGATGATTCATTTAAATCTTGTTTATCAAAATCAGGATTTTCTTTATCAAAATCATCACTTATTGTTTTAAGATACCATTTACCCATATTGTTGGCTTTTTTAAATGTTTTAAACTCAAAATCATCGTCATCAATAATACTTTCAAACATAAAAGGTCTGCCTTTAACACTTGAAAAGAATTCGCCTGCTTTGCCAAATTTCTTATTAGATAATTTAACTTCTTTGTTAAAACCTGGAAAATCTGAATTATTTGTTCCGACTAGAACCCAATATGAAGCCTTTGCACCAAATGCTATACTATCTTGTTGATATACTCTACCAAGTTTAATTAAGTCTTGTTTAAGTGTGCCTTTATCGTCAATATCAACAACAAACCAAGACAATTCTTTAACTTTTTTGGCATTATCTGTATTATAATCTTCTATATAATTACCATCAATTTTTGTTACACCATATCCAAGTGTAAGCATTTTTGCTTTAAGTTTCATTGAATTTTCATTATTTTGTTCTTCTGATTTGTCGCCACGACAAGCCGAAATCATACCACAATCGTGATTTTCAGTGTGACTCCAAACTCTACTAAGACCTGATTCATTGATTTGTTCTTGTGTTTTTAGTTCTGTTTCGCCAAATAGCAAATCACTAAATGATTTTGGATTTATTTTATTCATTTTCTGAACCTTCTTTAATTTTTGTTTTAGTTGATTTTCTTGTTTTTACTGATTTAGTTGATTTACTTGTTTTATTTGCCTTTGATTTCTTAAATTCTAAATACTCTTTATATTCATCAGAATTTTTAATTTCTTCTGATTTTTCTAGTATAGATTTAAGAAAATTCTGATACTCTTTTGATTGCTTTTCACAATAATCTCGACACTCTAGCATAAGTTTTTTGTATAACTCAATTCTTTCATCTGTCAATTTTTCAACTTTTTTCATTTGTCTATAATAAACAAATAAAATTATAGAATCAATAATTAACAATACACCTAATACACCAAATAATATGTTATCCATAAGGAACTCCTTTAATAAAAATTTATACTTATTATACTATAAATAACTTAATTCAAACTTATGAATTTCTTATGTAATCCTTAAATTTTATAATATTAATAGGATATTCTACACGTTTATTTTTAATTTTAAATCCTGCGTATTCTAAAATTTTAACACACTTCGGCGATAAATTTTTAACATAATCTATATTATTTAATTCAGAAATATTTAATTTAAATTGAGTTTCATTTAATAAATTATAGAATTCTAATTTATCAGATTTATTAGGATTAGTAATAGATTCTGATAATTTATATTTTAATCTTGTATCAGATATTTGAGATTCTAAATCTTTATAACATTCTATTTTTTGAAATAATTGATTATCGGATATATAGAGTTTAAATAATTCTTTAAATAAAATTTGATGGTCTGTAAATTCAAAATTTAAATTAGTTTTATTATATAGATTATCTAATAAAATTATAAATTTAGATTTTTCTTTTTGTGTTTTAATATCTAAATTTAAATTTAAAATTTCAAAATAATTATCTATTTTTTCATCTAATAATTCATCTGATGAATTTATTTTAGAATTACTAAGCCAATAATCTACATCTGCTTTGCCAACTTCATCAAGTTTGATAGGATTATTTTCAAAATTATATTTTAAAAAATACTCAAATACATTTTTTCTATTTGATTCTAATATATTAAGTAATAAATCTATTCTTACTGCTCTTTGACCTGTTTTAGATAGATTTAATTCATTATACTTATTATATTCAAATAAGTGATTATTTTTAGGATTAATAGTAACATTTTTAATATATTGTTCTCTTAATGCTTCATAATTTAAAATTTTAGTTTCATATCCAGGTTGTATATAATAATAAATGTTTTGTGCTTTTCTTGCACGTTTTATCATCTGCAAAGAACTAATAGGGTCAGTTGAATGGGACGAATCATAGTGAAAATGATTATCTAGGTCTGATAATATACTCACACCACAAGTTATTGTAGGACTATAAATTAATACATCATAATCTTGTCTTTTATTTTTAAATTTCTTATAAATAGTGTCTTTAATAATAGCAGGCGTATCAGCAGTTAATACTTGAACCTTTAAACTATTAAACTCTAGGAATTTACTTAATGCTTCTATCATATTAATAGATGTTGATGATATGGTAACTATTTTCTTAAATTTCTTTGCTTCTAAAGATTTTTCTAACACTAAATCAAAAAATAATGATTTTGTCTTAATACTATATAAAGTTGATTTATCCTTAAATGAATTTATTAAAGTTACAATATTTTTTTCAGGTTTAAATATCAAATGTTTTTCATATCCATTAATAAATGCGTCGGCTATTACCAATCTTTTATCAAAACACTCAAAAAACTTAGTTAAATTTACAGGATTTTGTGAAATATTTGTCCTAGAGTGAATTAATAAACTCATAAATTCATCTAATATAACTAAATCAAAATTTTTCATATTATACTTATGTAGGCTATCATATTGAACTATCATTGATGAACCTGCGGTGTATTTGTCTTGATTGTATATCTTAAGACCATATTTTCCCTTAAATTCTTCAGCAATAGATATTCTATTTGTAACAATCAATACACGTTCATTTATAGAATGTGCTTTTTGTATAATCTCTTTTATTAATTCAGATTTTCCAGAACCCATAGGACTTTTAATTATAAGCATATTTTTAGGTTTATGAAAAAACTTCTCTAATTTCTTTTCTTTATTTGTAGGAATTAAAAATTGCTCGTTTAATATATCAGATTTAGGCTCTTCAAAGAATTGATTATAATCTATTCCATTTCCTTGAATTGATTTAACTAATGAATAGATATTTAATGATTTTTGTCTATTTTTATGATTCATTAAAAACGGATTATTATCATAAAGATAAAAATTTTCGCCGTCTTTTGTGAAATTTATAATATTATTGTTTTGAGAAACAATTTTATATCCTAATTGTGTAAATGCTGATATACCCATATTTAAATCTGTTGAATTTTCTAATACTAATTTATTTTTAAGAGATATATCGGCTTTAGGTATAAAATCACTGACTTTATTATTTAATTTAGGAAATAGAGTTTTATCAATATTTTCAGATATTGTTTCTACTCTCATAATAGGAGCAGTATAATAGCCCTTTTTTATAGTATCATCTGAAATTTGACAATAATCTTTTAGGTCATATTGAATTTTGGCTAATACAACTCTAATATCATCAAAACACATAGTTTCTGTTTGTAAAACTACTCTTAGATTAAAATTTGTAAAGTCATCATAACTTCTTGATTTGCCAATAATAGAACTATATTCACTAAAATAATCTAATATATAATCTTTATTTTCTTTTTTATTACAATCTATATTAAAGAATATATAATCAAATTTCTTAGAATAAAGAGTATTAAAATTTGGATTTGAACGTTCTAATTCGATTGTTCCACTGATATTAAGTGAAATATTAAGTATATAATTTGTTGCAAGCGTATGATATAAAGAAGTAAGGTCGCTAATATCAACACTTTTATATGTAAATTTATCTGATTTAGGCGATGTTAATATATTCTTTTGTTTATCAAAGTGTGAAACAATAGTTGCAAGCAAATCATTTCCTTATTAATTTTTGTAGGTATTATAATCTTATTTAGTTTAAAAATTTATTAAACTAAATTAAAGTAATTAGATTGAATTAAAATTTTATGATTTAAATTTATGATAACTTAATTTTATTAACTACTTAGAGATTACTTAATTTTTATAATTAATTATTTAGTTTAAGTTTAAATTAAGTAGTTAATAATTTTTGGATTGAAATTTAAATTCTGATTTAAATTGAATTTATATTATAGAGATTTTATATAAAATTTGAATTCATATGCTATTTTTATTAACTACTTAATCTATTCTAATAATATAACTTCTTTAATACTAATTTAAGTTTAGTTTAAGTAGTTAATAAATTTAGGATTGAATTTTATTTTTAGACTTTTTATGTTTTGCTGTAAGCAAGAGATTAAAAAATTTAAATTTAATATATTTCTATTATAGAAATTTATATAAAAATTTAAATTTATATCTTATTTTTATTAACTACTTAATCTATTCTTAATTTTTATAATTAATTATTTTATTTAAGGATTATTTAAGTAGTTAATAAATTTAGGATTGAATTTTATTTTTTAATATATTTCTATAATAGAAATAACAATAAATTTAAATTTTAATTCTTTTACAATCTATTGCCTACGGCAGAAATTTAAATTTGTATCTGAATTTTATTAACAACTTAAATTAATCTTAAAGAATTAAGATAGTATATCTGTAAGATAATATTTCTTAAGGTTCGTTTAAGTTGTTAATAAAAATAGGATATGAATTTAGAATTTAAATTTATTGTTATTTCTATTATAGAGAATTCATATAAAAATTTAAATTTATATCTTATTTTTATTAACTACTTAAATGAAACTTAAAATAGTAATAAAGAAGTTACATATTAAATAAGAATTAAGTAGTTAATAAATTTAGGATTGAATTTTATTTTTTAATATATTTCTTATAATAAGAATATGAATAAATTTAAATTTTTTTATTTTCTTAATTCTCTTATAATATTGCCTACGGCAAAAAACTAAAAACATATCCTAAATTTATTAATAACTTAAATGAAACTTAAATTAGTAATATAATAGTAACATTGTAAGAATAGATTAAGTAGTTAATAAAATTCAGATACCAAATCAGAAATTCAAATTTTTATATAAATTCTCTATAATATAAATCAATAAATTTAATTTTTTATTTTTAATATTATATAGCCAACTATTAAAAAAAATGAATTTGTATCTAAATTTTATTAACAACTTAAACGAACCTTAAGAAATGTTATCTTACAGATATAGCGTCTTAAATGATTTAAGTTTAAATTAAGTAGTTAATAAAAATAGGATAACAATTTATAAATTTAAATTTTTATATAATCTCTATTATAAGAATTCAATTAAAATTCAAAATTTAAATTCATATCTAAATTTTATTAACTACTTAAAATAAACTTAAATATTAAAACTAATTAAATAAATTAAGAATAGATTAAGTAGTTAATAAAAATAGGATTAAAAATTAAATTTCAATAGAATTCTTATAATATAAAATAAAATTATTTAATTTTTTAATCTCTTGCTTACAGCAAAAACTAAAAATGAATTCATATCCTAAATTTATTAACTACTTAATTAAATATAATAATGTAACAGAAATGTAATACAATAAGAAAAAGAGAATTCCTTATTATTAAATATATAAAATAAAAATTCTCTATAATAAATTTTTATTAGCGAAGTTATTTTAGTGTGATTTTAGAATCCCAGTATAAATGAAAATCAGTGATATTATAAACGTCCAATCTCATTTTGATATTTCCCCAAGTTGCTCTAAATAATGGCTGACCTAAATTATCAGAAATAAGTGACCCATTTTCAACCCTTATTTTATACCATTTGTTAGGATATAAAAATGATTCTTCTTGACCCATAGGAAAACCCAATTTACCATTGCGTTTAAATCTCAATTGAAAATACTTGTCTTGATTTATACCATTGTTTGTATTTTCCATAAAGTAAATTTTAGAAAATGTTGTAGGTGTAGTATAATATGTATCAACAGCAGAAGTAATATTAAATTCATAAGGATATTCGCCAGGTATATTTCTAGTTCCTAATCCTTGATTTGTATTTTCAATTGCTAATGATGGGTATCTATTTGCACTCCAATAATTGCAATTACATCCACAATAATTACAATTACAAGGACAATAATTCATATAAGAAGTATTTTGATTACAACTGCAATAATTGCAATTGCAGGCACAAAAGTTACAATTACAAACACATAAATTTATATGTCTAGGTAATACATTTGAAATTTGATTTAATTTTTCTGCTACTATTAAATTAGTATTATCAACTTTGCCTATATTGTAAGATATTGAATTTAATCTGCCTAAATTTAAATTTTCTAAGAAAATATCTTGATTTTCAAAATTTAGTCCTGCAGTTTCATCATATTTTTTAAGTAAATCAACTTTATCTATAAGAAAATTTATTTCTTGTGCTTTAACTATTTGATTTTGATAATTAAAATTATAAACAGAATCTGATGTTGATAATTCTCTTTTGTTTAATTCAAATTTAATAATATCTAATAAATCTTTATAGTGCTTTGCAAGAACCAAATCGCCTTTAGATAACATTTATAATCCTTACTTTTTTATACTTTATACGTGATAGTTTTCAGATATAGTTGCTATTTCATCTTTATTTTCAGATGAATTTATTTTATCAAGAACTTCTAGTAATTCATAATAAAGAGTTCTATATTTAGTCAAATCATCAAGTAATGTTAAGTATTTTTCAAGTAATGCAACTTCTTCTTCAATACCTTTTTCAAGAATTTCAAGATATTTTTCTTCTCTATTTTGTTTTGTAATAAAGTAGCCACGTGAAGCAAGTTCAGTAGATATTAATTGAAATTCAAAAAATGCTATATTAGGTATAGCCATTACGTGATTGCTAAATTTTTCATAACATTTATAGATGTGTCTTTGTCTTATAGTATTAATATTCTCTACATCGCCTATAACAAGTGTATCTAGTGTTAAGTCTTGTATATTTTTAGCAAAACTTAGTGGAATATTATTAAGAAGTTTATCGGCTATAAATGAAAATAATTTTGTATCTGAAATTTCAAATACAGCAAAATCTTTATTTAATGTTTTTGGCTCTTTAATAGTTGCTGATAAAATTACATAACTATCTGAACCTTCATAACAAGTTATAAAAAGTTTCATATAAATTTAACTCCTTTTGGGTTATTAATCTTTATTATTTATACAATATATTCTATAAACTCAGGATTTTCTAAAATTAATTTTTTATAAAGAAATCCGTAAATTCCATAATCTACTTTAGAATCTTCGCCTAAATCTTTAAGAGAACTTACACTATCTAAATTAAATAAATATGAATAGTTTTTATAATTTATTGTTATAAATTCAAAGAAATTATAACTTTTATAAGTTCTTGATTTAAATTGTTCTGTTGAGAACTCAACTTTTACATAGATTGTATTATCGTTATATTTTTCAAATATAAAATTGTAAATGTGTGAATCATCAAACGCCATATTATCTTCATAATATCTTAATTTTAAAATATCAAAATCTGATATTATCTTAATATCTTTAAATTTGTATTTAAAGTGTTTTTCTTTAATTATTGTCATTGTGTATTCCTTTATTTTTAACTATACTAAAAATTCTACATAATCATTGCTTAATTTATCTTTAATTCGATTAAAAATAGTCTTATTATAATTTGTAGTTGAAATATATTCAATAAATTCAAAGAAATTTAATTTAGATTTTAAATCGCCTATCCTTCTATAATATGTATCTGTAATTGCTTTAAATAATATTTCATCTTGTTCTGATAGATAAACATAAAATTGATAAAATTTGTTATCTTTTTCATAATATAATTCAAAGAAATCAGTATAAAATTGAATAAATTTAACATTAAAAATATCAAAATTTGATTTAATAATTAAATCTTTGAATTTGTATTCCATTTAATAATCCTTATATTATAAATTCAGGATAAATTTTAACTATTCTTGAATAAATTACAGGATAAATGGCAAGACTATTGGTAACTTTTTCAAAAATATCATCAAGTGAATTAATTTTTGAAGTATCATATATTCTATTTGCTTGTTCTGTTTGATATTTCACATAATCTAAAAAAGATAAAATAGTTCTGTTGCGTATATCAGATTCAGTTTGTTTTTTAGTTTTAAAATATAATTTATCAATTATTTTGCGACATTCAAAATAATAAAATTTATAAGGTTTCTTATCTGTATAGAAGTAAATATTAGATTTTATAAATCCTGCTCTTTTTAAATCAAAATCAGATATAATCTCTAAATCATCAACTTTGTATTCAAATTCTGTTTTCATATATAATCCTTTGTAATTTAAGAGAATTATATCAGATAAACCTTATAAAAATATTAATTATAGTTAAATTCAAAGTTGCAGTTACAAGCACAAAAATTACAATTACAATTACATATTTTTTGAACTACTGTTCCACTTCTGTAATTGCAATTACAAGTGCAGTAATTGCAGTTACAAGAACAAAAATTACAATTACAACTGCAATAATTGCAGTCACAGGAACAAAAATTACAATTACACAAACATTGAACTCTTGCCCTATTGATTTGTTGTTGTAAGAATTTGGTATCAGTTGCATTTATTACTGCACCAACTGCAAAATTTGCTATTCTATTAGGTTTTTGTTCTAATAAAATATAATTTGATTGAATTTCTTTTATCCAAAATCCGTGAATTTTATCAAATATAGTTACACCATTTGAATTATAACCTTCGCCTGCTGTTCCTATTACTACATCAGGATTTTGATACAATTCACTAAAATTCATTGTATTATAAGGTGTTGATAATGGCTCTATATATAATTTAACTTGATTAGGTTGTATAATATCATATCTTATTTTTCTATTGACTTGGTCGTTTAAATCAGACCTAAATCTATACTTTTGATTTTGATATAATATAATAAAATATCTATTTAATATTTTAAAATTTTCTAGTGCTGTTGGCACTTCATCTAAGCACTCCAAAATTTTACTATATAAATCAAGATAATGTTTAGATAAAATTAATTCATCTGATTGTGTTGAAGTATTAAAATATGATAAATCTCTATTAATATGTTCTATTCTATAATCAGTTCCCATTATAAACTCCAAGATAAATTAAATTGAAATTGTCGGTGTATTGTAATAGTCATTGTATTATTATCCCAACTTGCACTGAAAACATCACGTAAATAATCTATACTGCTTGGATTTACATCAAAAGAGCCTGTTCCATCAGTATTACCTATTTGTAATTTATCGCCATTATTTAAATTAAATGAATATGTGGAATTAGACCTATATGTATAATCTATATTCATAATTTGATGGATTCCATATTGCTTTATATTATTTTTTGTTAGTGTCATAACTGTTGTTGGATTTGAATCATTTATTTTTATTTTAAATCTTATAGAAGTAGGAACATTTGTTAATGTATTAGGAAAATTAAATTTCTTAACTAAACGTGTATCTGAAAATGTATATTCCATTTGCATAGCAACAGGATAATTAGGTCTAGGTGGTGTTGGTGCAGGCGTTGGTGCTGTCACAATTGGCGTAGTTACCACAGGAGCAGGTGCAGGTGTAACAACAGGCACACCACGAAAAATTTGATTTCCACCATATTCATCATATCTATCATCATTTATATCAAAGAATTTATTTTGTTTAAAGAAATTAATTCTTGTTATATATTCTTCTTTTAATTTTTGTATCATAAAATTTATATCAGTGTGTTTTATTAATTCGCCTTGATATCCAAAATTAAACTGAATTTCATTAAATGGTCTAGGTTGTGTTACTGCTATATTTCTAAACAATCTACCATAATATTTTTCATATTCTCTAGTTTCATCAAGAATAGAATCATAAATTTCAAGTTTTTTAATCACAATCTAACCTTATATTAATTTTAATAAACTATATCTAATTTTGGCAAGGTGTTTATAAATTTCACACAAATACCACTGATTAGGATAGTCATTATATCTATCAAAAAATTCAGTTTTCTTAGATTTAGCAAACTTAGTTACATTACACTTCATACAATAAGTTGCATAACAAGATTTACATTTTTCAGGAAAAACATCTCTTTTTGAACTAAATTTTATATGATTATTTATTACATTATTTAAGAATAAATTATCATCTAAATTTATATTATTAGTTGTTAATTCTTTTCTGTTTTCATCATCTAAATATAATGCTCCGTGACAAACTACAACAGAGCCATCTAAATCAATAGCATTTAACATTGAACCTGCACCACAAATAGCACGATTATTTTGTAGCCAAGAAAAACTAAATTCTTTATTTTGTTTATAGAATTCTAACTCATATTTTGCTATTTTCTTAATCTGTTCTGTAATAGTTTTCTTATGCTTTTCTATTGTTTCTTTTGTCATATTTTGATGGTCTGTTAAATAATCAATAGTAGGATTATATTGTATAGGTTTATTTAAATATTGTCCTATACGTCTAAATTCTAAATAATTATCTGCTATCTTATCAAGATTATCAAAATCAATAGTTGGGTGTATTTCAAAATTTATGCCACGATTTGCAAGTTCAAATATAGTTTCTTTAACTTTTAATGCAGAACCTTTACCTTTTTTATCAAGTCTTGCAACGTTATGGCTTGCTAAACCATCATAAGAAATTTGAACTGATAGATTAATTTTAGTATATTTTTCTAATAAATCCCATATATTATTATAATTAAATCCGTTTGAATACATATAAAATTTAACTCTAGGATTATTTTCGTAATAAACTAAGAAATCTTTAAGTATTTTAGGTTGTGTTGAAGGCTCGCCACCCCAAAAGAAAATTTGAACTCCGTCAAAATATCTTAAAAAATCTTGATTTTGTAGTAGAAAATCAATTTTATGTTTAATTTTTAAAATCATTTCATCTGATAGATTGTGTAACTTTTTTTCAAAATCTTGAATGCAATAGGTGCAACCTAAATTACAACCTTCAGTGATATTGACATCAAATGCAAAAAAAGGTTTCAAATTTTAAACTCCTTATATCCTGTTACAACTACATAAATTACATTTATCACAAACATAATTACATACAGGAATATTATATTTTTTAAATATATAATTAGCATAATCTTTTAATTTAGAATCTAATTTAATTCTTTTAATAATATAATTATTAGATTTTGTATATTCTAAAGTTTTTATTAATTTATTTAAATCATCTGTTCTTATTTCTATATTGAAATTTAATTTAAATAGTTTTATTAATAAATCTTTATTATTTGAATTTAATTCAATTGAATAAACAATATTAGGTAAATTAATATCTATAAATTTATCTGTTAATATTGTTATATCGTGCAAATCAGTTATTTTATTTAGATATTCAGGTTTAAAATTATCTGAATTAAAATACAAATATTTATATTTAAAATCAGAATTTAAACTTGGCGAAAACTTAACTTTAGTTAAATAATTTTTAATATTAGAATTTAAATTTAAGTCTTTGGCACTTGAAATAAAATCCTGAATATCTAATTTTAAAGACATTATTTTATCACTTTATAACTTTATTAGTTCGTCTATTAAATTATCATATTGATTAAAATAATTTTCAGGAACAATAGTTTTTAATCTATCTTTAATTTGTATATAATCATTTTTAATAGTTTGTTTATGATTATTTTCAGAATCAAATATTGACTTTTCAATAAACAAAGATAATTCATATGGCGTATTATAGACTATTTCTCTTGCTTTTTCATATAAAGGCATTAACTCTGTTTCATTAAATTTATAACCTTTTTGTCTAAATTTAGATATAAACATTACTACGCCATTATTCGTATCAACTAATCTATATATATTTTCTGAATTAAAATTCTTAAGATTATATAGATTAATTAGTGCCTGCTTACCATATTCAAAATCAGATTTAATAATACTAGCACGTATTTTAAAATACTCTAATAAACGCTTTTCTGCTATCGATACGGCATACTTTTCAAATTCATTAATAAGTATATCTGCTGTATATGATTGTTGCTCTAAGGCTTTGTAAATGTCGTTAAACAACTGCTCCTTTTCTTCGGCAGATTTAGATTCTATATAAAGATTTGTTTTAATTGTATCTGTATTATTAGTTGATATTTTTTCGCCTAATTTATACATTTCAGAATAAATAAACAATTTATCTTTATCTATAAAATCTAATCTTTGTAATGTATTTTCATCAAGATTTATACTTGATATACTTAGATAAAATACCTTTTCTAAATCAGGAAATGTTGCAGTTGGCTCTTGATTAATTAATCTATATAAATCTTTAATAGAATCTTCACTATTTTTAAGTTTAATATTTGAAACTAATCTTAAAATTGTTATATCTAATATAACATCTCTACGTTCTGCTGAATTTAATTCTTTTATTTCATCTTGTTCTGATTCTGTAAGCATAAGTTTATCAAGTGTTTCTTGATATAATCCTGCATTAAATAAAAAATTTGCTAAATTAAGTTTTTGTAGATATGATTTCATAAATCCAAATCCCCTTTAAATTCATTTGCTAAATCATCAACTTCATCTTTTATTTCTGTTGGCACTATTTCAGGTATATTAGAAGTTGAAAAAGACCCTTCAAAATTGCCTGTTTCAAGATATTTAAGTTGTGATAATAACACGTTTGCTTGTGCTAATATTGAAAAACTATATAAACCATTAATTTGTTGTAGTTCTTCACTTGCTTTGGTAAGAAGTGCAACTGCATTGTATAAATGATTAATTTGCTCGTCCTTAGAAATTTCGGTGCGTAACTCTTGATGTTCTTGACACTCTTCACATTTATCTGCCATTTATAATCCTTTTAATAATTTATAATACTTTATTATTATACCAAATTTAAACTTAACTTATCCTGTTATCCATTAGAATTCATCATATTTGATAATACATCATCTATTTTATAATCTTTTAATTCTCTATATACTCTAAATGCTTCTCTATAACACATTTTTAATAATTTGCATACTGAATTTATAGGTTCTGAATAATCTAAATTCTTATTTTTAGAATTTAGCATTTGTGAATAAGTGCAACCTGAATTACAAAATTGATATAATTCACATTTCTTACACTTAGGAAATTCATTAGGATTTGATATTTTAGGTTGTTTTAAATAATTAATATTATCTAAATTTAAAGTATCTGTAACTGCGTCATATAGTTCAAATCTACCTATTTTATCAGAATCTGAATTAAATCTTTCACAAGGATAAAACTTACCATCAGGAGCATACAAAGCACCGCCAACACCTACAAAACAGCCGTGAGTTCTTTTACCAAACATTGAACCTGCTAAAGTATCTGACAAATAAAGTGTAAATAATCCTACATTTGAGATTTTGCCTGCTTTATTATACTCTATCACTTTATCTGCTAGTCTAGTTATTTCTTTATCAAAAGTTTTAATATCTTCAGGACTATAAATATCATCTCTTATTAATGAAAAATCAGGAAAATTAAAATTATATTCATCTACAAAAAATTGATAATTTTCAGTTAATAAATGAAAAAATTTAGGGTCTAGCATAACTTTACAACCTGATAATAATGAACTAAACAATTCTTTATTCTGTATATATTTCTTTAATGAATCTTCGCCATTTGCCAAAGGTCTTGTATAATTTTGCCAAATACCATCAAAACTTAGTGATATACCGCAATTATATTTCTTAAGAAAATCTAATTTTTCTTTATCTAATAATAATCCATTAGTAATTACAACAACAGAACTACATTTAGGGTCATTATAAAATTTAGGCAGACTATATCTGATAATATCCCAATTTAATAAAGGTTCGCCACCAAAGTAAGATATATGATAATCATCTTTATTGTAAATATCTAATAATTTATAAATTCCTTTATTTGGCTCTAAAAATTTATCAACTGCAAAGGGTGTTAATTTTTTATTAATATGCCTAGAATAGCAATATTTACAACCTAAATTGCAACCTGTATTAGTTGAAAATTCTACTATAAATGTTCCTGCCAAATTTAAATCCTTAATTAAATTGTTATTTAATACTATATAATGATATTTATTAATTATTTTCCTATTATTTCATAAACTTCTGCGTCTTCTAAATGTTTCTCTATGCTAGGAAACTTTGATACATCAATGAAATTAAATAATTCTTTTTCTAATATATTATAATCATTAATTTTTTGATTATTTTTAGATATTTCAACATTCAAAGTTTGTAACTCTGAATTTATCATTTGCATAATTCTTTCAAATATTTCAGATTCTGAATTTGATTTCTGAATGAAATTTAAAAAATCAAAATAATCATTAAATTCATCAAGAGTAAAAATTTTTTCTTTATTATAATATATATTTTTATCTTCATAAAATAAATTAGACAAATAAAAATTAAATTTAATTATATAATCTGATTCTTTATTTTTAAGTGTGATTGGCTTGATTGGTGCTTTATTTGTTTTCATATTATTCCTTTATACTTTTTATATAGATAATTCAGGATATTTTGTTTTAAAATAAATTAAATTATTTTCTAAGTTTTTAATTTTCTTATCTAATTTTTTATTTTGTTTTTCTAATTCTAATTTTTTATCACGAAAAAATCCAAATAATAAAATCCGATATATATCAGTATTATAATAAACTTTCTTAGGACATTTTTTAAAAAAATCTTTAACACTAACGCCTTCATCAAGTTTAACGCTATATAATCCATTTGATGTTAAATTATATCTTATTATTTTGGATTTTTCTAAATCTTTAGTGTCAGTGTCATTAACTCTAAAACACATATAAAGATTCTTATCTTTTTCAAAAGTTGTAACGCAAGAGTATATTTTTATCATCTTAACTCCTTTAAAATCCTATAATATCTAATTCATCAAATTCTTTAATTTTTTCTTTAGAAAATCCTAAAGTTGCTAAATTTTTCTTTAATTGAGTTATATTATCTAATAAATTATTAATTTTTAAATTATTTTTATCTATTAATTTGTTTATTGTTTCTAAATCAGATTTATTTCTTAAACAAGAATTCATAAATCTAACATCTACTGAATAATCTGTGCCACTATAAACTAATATATCATTAAAATATAAATTATTATCTTTTAATTCTTTTTTCATATTAAATACTCCGAAAAATTATTTTCTAATGCTGAATTACATTGTTTTACTATTTGTATTTTTGATTTTACTTCTGAAATTGTATTATTTAAAATTTCTGCAAGATTATCTATAAATTCATCAAAAACTTCTGATAGTGTAGCGTTATTATAAACTTTTTGATTTAATTTAGTTTTATCAAAATCTGTTAATTGTGTCTTTTTATATTTAAGAATATGTGCGTTTAAAGCATTAAAAATAAAAATATTATCAGAATCATCATCTAGGTAAAAATACAGCATTGCAGATTCAAATTTATTTTGTGATGTAGTAATTTTATTAAATTTAGTTTTTAAACTTAATACTTCTTTCATTTTGTATTCCTTTTTTATCTTGAAACAATTATAAATCTAAATCTCTTAAATTCAACTTAAACCCTTCAGGATTGTAAGATGTTTCTATTCTATGATTTAGTTGTTTTCTAAATAATCCTAAATTATCGGCTAGGTCATAAAGATTGAATACAGATTTAGAATCGTGTTTTCTTACTCCACGTCCAATTGATTGTGTAATAGTTACATATGATTTTAAAGGACTTGCTAAAATTAAATTATGAAGATTAGGTATATTAATACCTGTTGAAACACAAGCCATATTACCTACTATAATAGCGTTTGTTTCATTTTGAATTAATTTTCTTATTAATTCTCTGTCATCGCCATCTACATTACCATTAATAAAGTAAATTTTATATTGGTCTTGTAAGACTAATGCAGATTTACCTATTATATTATTTCTATAAACTTTTATACCTTTTTTAGCATATATATCTGTGATTAATTTAATTCCGTGTTCTGTATGTTGAAATAAAACTAATGTATTTCCTTTTAATGCTGTTGCTAAATTTACAATTAATTGATTTCTAGGTTCATATTCTTTAATTAATTTTAATTGTTGTGAGTAATTATTAGGAATTTTAATATCTAAATTCTTATAAGATAATCTTAATATATTAATTTTAACAGGTGTTGCTAAACCCCTATCTATTAATCCTTGTGTTGTAATATATGTTTTAGGTTTGCCAAAGCACGCAATAACTCTAAATCTATCAACAGGCTCTTCAGGTAGTGTTCCTGATAATCCTATCTTAAATTTAGCATTAATACATTTATTAACTATATCAAATATTTCATTTCCTTTAGTTCCGTGTCCTTCATCTACTATTATAAAATCTAATTCTTTTAATTTTTCTTTAAATCTCATAACTGATTGATAAGTTGATATAGTTAAATTTAAATCAAAATTCTTATCATTATATACACCACCTATTAAATGTAAATTCTTTGCTACATCTAGGTTATAATCTTTTAAATCTGAAGCAAATTGATTAACTAATGATATATTAGGAACTAGAATTAATCCTTTTAATCCTTTAGAGCATAAGAAATCTGATATTAATCCTATAATAACAGATTTTCCTGAACCTGTTGCAGACCTTATAAAGTGTTTTTCATTTTTAATTGCACCTATTACTGCTTCACATTGATAATCATAAGGAGTAAATTTTAGATTTTGAGAACAATTATCAATATGTTGTTGTATTTCCAAATCTGTAAAAGTATTAGTTGGTGTATATGGCAAAGACCCTAAATCTGTTAAGAAATTTAAAAGTCCTGAATATACCGCTACTTGATTACAATTGTTAGGATTAATTTTGAAAAAGTATTCATTAGGACTTATAATACCTGCTTGAACTCTAGTATTATACTTAGCGTTCTTAATAGGTGCTGATAATCTATTACATATTTTAATCTTAGTTTCATCGTCTGCTACATCTAGCAAATAAAAACTTTCATTAAGTTTTGTAGTTTTTGTTATCAAATTTAATCCTTTATTTATGTATTTTTGCTATAATATCATAAATTTCTTTAATAAATATAAAAGATAATATAAGGAGTAATAATGATTAAGCCAATAGGACAAAATGTATTAGTTCAACTTAAATATCAAAAAGATATCACATCAGATTCAGGGATTATTATAAAAACTGAAACACAAAAGTCAGTTGTTGAAGACCGCCAAACCAATGGTAAAGTAATTGCAATAGGCGATAAAGTTAAAGACATTAAAGTTAATGATATTGTATATTTTGAAACAATATCAGGAATTGATTTAGATAATAATCAAATAATGCTAAGAGAAAACACTATTTTAGGATTTATAAGGGATTAAGAAATGAATAATATAATGTTTGAGATTTTAAAAATTTTTAATTTTAATTATTTAATAATAGAAAATACTGCATATTATTATGTTAGTATAATTTCTTATTTTCTATAAGGATAATTAATGGGATTAGATATTGATTTTGAAAATTTATCTTCTGCTGATGAACTTGAAAAATTATTAAATGAAAAATTAGAAGATTTAGAATCAATAAAACGTAAAACTGATATTTCAGATGTAGAAGTTATAGTTGATAATTTTGAGAATAAAACATTAAAATCTGACATATCAGATATAACTGAAATTACACCAAGTGAAGTAATAGAACAAAGAGATTCTAATAAAAATAAAATTTCAATAGAATTATTTAATCTTAAATTAATGATTGATGATTATAAAAAGGTTAGAGAATCTTTATTAGAAAATGTTGATAATACGCAAAAAATAGTAAATTCAATTACTTCTGATATATTTAACGAAGAAAATGCAAGTGCTGATAAAATTACTGCATATGCAAACTTAGTGACTGCTGTAAATTCAAGTATAAAATTATTGACTGCAAGTTATAAAGATATTTCTAGTATATTATTAAATTTAAAGAAATTAGAGCAAGAATCTAAAAAAGACAATAACAAAGATATTAAAATAGAAAATATTAATATTATCTCTACTACTGATTTAATTAAGCAACTTCAAGATAATAAAAAATTACTACAAAATAAGTAAGGGATTAAATTAATAATCCCTTAAATTTTTTTTAATTAAAAGAATCTAAATAATCTTCTCTTGTAAAGATAAATGTATTAGGCTTACAAATTAAATTCTTTTTATTAGGGTCTAATTCTGCTGATAATGTAGCATTGTCTTTATTAAACAAAATTAAATCTTTATATGTAAAATTGCCTAAATCTATTTTTGTTCTTACTTTAATTGACAATGTTGTTGTCCTTCTTTCTAGTGTTCCTGCTGAAATAGTCATTTTTGAAGGGATAAATTTATTAAATCTTATATAAATAACAGAATCTTCAAGACTAGCATTAGTTTGTGTCATCCAATAATCATATGTTCCTGTTCCTAATGTTTTTAAAAATATATTTGTAAATATATAATATCCATTTATTCCCCAAGAATAACAATTTCCTACTTTTACAAATGCTTCAAATTCATTAGAATTATCAATTACATAATCATTTGGAATTATTTTTCTTATAGTGTCACCTGCATTTAACCATTCTGCTTGATTTTTTGTAAAAATTAATCTATATTCAAAATTTGGCTTTAATGTAGCGGTTTCATTTTCAGCACCTATAAATTTAACTTTATAACAATTGTCTAATTTGTCATATAAGCACAAATCTGCAAGAGCATATCCATATGCAGATTGTTTTGAAGTTGGTGCTAATGTTAAATATGTTTCTGTAACTTTATCTGTATCTTTAAGTTGTTCTATTACATTATAACCATTTGCAACTAAAGTTTTCTTAATTTCATTAAAAATAGCATTTTTTACTGCTCTATCAACTTTTATCTCTGTAAAACCTGATAATGCTGAATTTATCTCTGCTAATTTATTATTAACTATACCTGAAATTCTTTCTTCTATACCATCTGAAAATTTAGTGCCTATTTTAGTATCTATTTCAGATTTAATCAAATTTAAATTTTCTGTTAATCTTTTATTAACTGATATAATTAAATCATTTGTTTTCTCGCTTATAGCGTCACCAACTTTTGTTTTAATTGCTTCTGAAACTTTAGAATCTACTTGTCCTGATACAGTTTCAAATCTTTCATCTAAGTTTTGATTAAGTTTGGCGTCAAATTTAGCATTTACTTTTGTGTCAATAGATTTGTTAATTTTATCTGTTTCTGTATTAATTTGATTTGTAATATTTTTATTAACATCTACTAATTTAACTGCTAATTTATCATTAATTTTAGTATCAATAGAATTATAAATTTCAACCGATTTAACATTTAATTTATCATTTATCTTGCCGTCTATTTTATTATCAAGAGTTTGAGAAATAGCCGATGTTTTAACTTCTACCCTATCATCAATTTTTTGGTCTATACTAGCATTTAGAACTTCTTGAACTTTTGCTTCTGCTTTTTGTTCTATATTTTGAATTAGCAAGTCTTTGACAAGATTTAATTTATCTTGAACTACTTTATCAATATTCAATGAACTTGATAATTCAGTTAATTTAACTTGTAGAATTTCATTAACTCTTTGTTCTGTAATGCCTGTTACAGATGTTGTAGGAGCAGTTGCACCATTTGAAGCACTTGAACCACTTGATGAAGGTATAAGTTTAGCAAATTCTTTTACTAATTCTGTTGTTAATTCTTGTTTAATTTGTGTTTTAGTTGTGTTTAATATCTCATTAACTTTAGTGTTAATTTTAGAATCTAATCCATCAGTTTGCAATCTTGCATTAACTTTTGTATCAACTAATTCATCAATTTTATTAACTTCTGCTTGCAAAAGTGCTATTTTATTGTTTGTGTCTAATATATCTTTTAATGTTTTCTCTTTAAAAGTGTCAAATTTTTCAACGTCTAATTTACCTGACACATCTACATTAGAATTAAGAATTCTTGATGTATCTAAAAAGTATTCTTTAACTGATAATTCTCTTGTTATAGTGTTGGGTTCGCCACCATTTGAATTAGGAACTTGATTAAGTTTAACTTCAAAACTTTGAATTTGGTCTTTAACTACCTTTAAATCTTGTATTAGTGTTTTAATCTTTTCTTGAATTTCAGATGAAACAACTTTACTAAGTTTTTCTAAATCAACAGAACTTCCTTGTCCGTTATGATTTTTATCTATTTCATTAAATATATCAGAACCTATAATATTATCTAATCCTAATTTCTTAGATGTAAGAGTATCAATATAATAGACAGAACGCTTTTTCGCTTTATCTAAAACATTGGCAACTATACCTAAATCAGGAAATTGTGTTTTAATATTATCAATTTTATCTAATATAAATTTAGTTAATTCAGTATCTTCTATATTATCGGTAACGATATAATTAACTATTTTAAATTTAACAGGTTTATTAACATTAGTAATAACATTAGAAGTTTCGGCAACATTTGGTGTATTTAAATTTTCACTCAAAATTTATCCTTTATATAATTTTAAAAGTATTTATTAAATTCCTAAATTTAGAAAACACACAAATTTACACAAAATTTATATAAAACTATTTAATTAAATACAACTCTTTAAACTTAGATTTATCAATAAATTCATAATCATCAAATTTTAATGTTACTGATAAAATCATATCATTATCTTCTTGATTTGCTGAATATTGTAGTGAATTTATTGATTCTATTCTACAACCATATAATTGCATACATATTAATGAAATTCCCATATTATCAGTTATTTCTATTCCGCAAGTAAAATCAAATTCAGGATTAATAAATCCGTCATTTACATTACAAATACTATGAAAATAACTCATTACTTTTTTATATAATTCTAATTTTTCATCAACTACAAATTCAATAGTTACAGGGTCTAAATTTATTGAGTCACCGCCAATTAATGCACGTTTAGATGATTGCGAAAATGCTTCTAAAGGTGTAACTGATAATCCAGGTAATTCAATAGATTGAACTTGATATTGCTCTTTACCTAAAAATGGTATAAAAACTTGAAAATTTGATGATTGTTGTAAAGCCATTCAAAATCCTATTCTCTTTCGGTGTCTAATACACCTTTATTTGTTATTTCTTGTATAGCAAGGTCTTCATAATTGTTGATATATCCTGAATTTACATAAAAATATCCAACATAAGCATTATTATCAATTTGATTATTTAATAAGTCTTTTGGCAAGTCAAACAAATCATTAAATTCTATCTCAACATTAGTTACATTATCAAAATTACTTATAGATTCTATACTAAATTCATCAACTGCTATAATTCCTTGATTGCCTACTAATCTTTTCTCTAAAGTATATTTGTTATTTCTATATTCCCAACCTGTTTTTGTTTTCTTATACTGATATTCAACTCCATAATCAGTTGCTGATATTTCGTTTGCTGTATTATTATAATAGTAAGGGTTCATATAGACCCAACCTGTTGTTTTAGGGTCAAAATCGTGTTCTTCTACATAAATCTCATTATCCTGAATTTCAAAATCCAAGCCTTTTGAAATAGGTTTAACTTTTTTAATAATAAATGTTTCTATTACTTTGTTATCTAATAATATCTCAAATTTAATGTTATATTGTTTCTTTAAACTTAACTTATAATAATTAATTAATTTTAAATCTTGTATAGTAGAATCATCAGAATTATATCTTATTTTAAAATTTCTGTCTAAGAAAAAACTATCATTTAAAATCTCAACTTTATTATCAAAAAATACAATTTTTTCTATAAATCTAAATTGATTATTTCTAGTTCCTTTTAATTCGTCTATATTTTTATAATTTAAAAAATCTGAATATCGTTCTCTATTAAATCTTGGATAGTTTGCATATGTTAGTGATATATCATTATTTGTATATCTTTGTCCTACGACAAATCTTCCACAATAAATTCCGCCTACTGCATTAAGTTTTGCATAACTTGAAGCAATACCAAAATCTTCATAAAATGCTAATTCTTCAACAATTTCAGTAACCATTTCAACTGTATAATCTAAATTTAAACCGCAATGTCCTAATACATCATCATAATCTTTTTTAACTATTGTAATTTCGCCACGTGCATTTAAAGGTGTATCAGGATTATTCCAATATAATAATTTTAAACTTCTAGGAAATGTATGTCCTTCTAATTTTTCGCCTGATTTAAAATAAACTTCAGTAATAGTGTCTTTGCCTGATGTATATTGTAATATTTCTATAACATTATTATCTTTAACTAAATTATTCATATCAGCAGGAAATACATCATAAGAGTTACCATCTCTGATAATAGGTATATCAAGTTTCACATCTTTATGATTTGCCACAAACATTAAATCTTCTAAATTTTCAAATGGATATTTCTCATTATTATCAGCATATATTAATACACCATCTCTTTGCTTAATGTTATTTCCGTCTGAATCTGTAAAAGGTAAATATCCTAAATTTGCTTTATAATCATCTTTTTTATCAGATTGTCCCCATTGACAACCTACATAAAAATAATTAAATTTATAAACAGGTTTAACCAAAAAATAATCTTTAAAATATAATTCATATAATCTATTATAAGAATAAGTCCAACCAACAGGGTGTGATAAAGGTTTAACAAAATGTTCGTAAATTTCTTGTAAAAGTGAGCCTTCAATTGTGTATTCAAAAACTTCATCACCTTCAATAAATCTAAAATATCCGTCACCACGTAAAATTGATTGTTGTAATTCTAATTGTTCTATTAAGTGATATACATATTCTATTGATGTAGATATACCTTTAGAATTCTTAAATGCTTTATTGCCAAATATTATATCTTTATTAAGGATTTTTAATACATCATCAGAAATAGTTATTTCCTTAAAATCTTTTAAACCTGCTAATTTATATAATTTTGTTAATTTTGCATTAAGTTGTTGATTATAATTAGAATCTGTTAATACAAGATACATATTTTTAAGATAAATTTTAACAAATTCTTCATATAAAGCAGTTTTATTTTCATCAAAAATATTGGCAATATCTATGGCTATATTTGAATTATCTATGATGTGCTGTAAAAATACATCAATAGAATCTTTAATTAATTTGATATTTCTTATATTTTCAGGAATTAAATTTTTAACTATTTGTGAAAATTGATTATCCATTAATTATCCCTTAGATTATTTTCAAAATAAACATTTCTTAATCTTAAGAAACTATTTCTAATAAAATGTATATTATCAGTTGGATATTTAAGGTTTAAATATCTTGATTCATCAGGTGACGATACATTTCTTTTTAATTTAATTCTTATATAAGGAATTCTCTCATTAAATATAGTGTAAGTTCCTACAACTTCATCATCTATTTTAACAGGAAATGAAATATATTCTAGTGCTTGCCAATTTAATGTATCTAATTGGTCTTCTGTAATTATATAAGGAAAAATAGATTTAATAGTTTCAGCATTTATTGTTGTATCAACATAAATTTTCTTACTTTCAATATAATTTAATGTTTCTATCTTAGGTAATACATCTATATTTAATTTCTTATTTGTATATAAATCTTCAAAAGGTAAATCTAAGTATATATAAATACCACCTTCGCCTTCGTCTGTTGCGTCTATTGATGAAGTTGATAAAGATTTAACAGATAATATATAATCTTTTGTTTTTCCGTCTAAATTTATTGTTAATACTTTTGTTTTAGTATTTTTTGGTGGATATTCCCAAATTAAATAAGGATATTCAAATTTTACACCTTGTTTTGCTAATTCAGAACCTGACGGAATTAAAGCAGATAATGGTGTATTATCATTTCTATTAATAATTAAATTTCTAATATCAAATTTATTAATAGCATTTGCAAATAATTCAATTGTGTAATTGTCTTTAAACGTTTCCACTCCTGTTCCTGTATTAGTTGGTATATACTCTTTTTTAATTTCTATTTGCTTACTTGCAAAATCTAGTGAGTCATCTGATATTTCTTCAATTGTATTAATATGTGCGTCTTTATAATATAATGGATATATATTAATATTCTCGCCTTTAACAGATGTATAAGAATAGTTTAATACAGATAATTTCTCTAAAGGTAATGATACTTCTATTTTTTTCTTATTAATCTGGTCTTTTGTTAAATCTATTGAAACTCTATTTTTAGGATTTAATTTTGATTGAACTATTAATATATCATTTTCTTTCGCTATTGCAGAAGGTAGCCAAACTTCAACGTGTTCTGATAATTCATCAGTATATGAATCATAAAATAATTCAGATAATGATAATCCATTAAATACTTGATTTTGTGAATCTGTCTTTTGTTTTGCTATTTCTAAATTAGCACACTCTTCGCCACTTAATTTATTACCAAATTCATTACTATATTCAATTGTATATCTTAACGGATAAACAATACCTGCATAAGAGCCGTGAAACCTATCTAATATATCAACTCTATTACTAAATTTATCATTTTTATTAATTGTATAATCAGATACAATAGATGTTTCTTCTGTATCAGTTTTACCATAATGTGCTGTTACTTTAATTTTGTCACCAGGTTTTACAAATTTAGGTAATAAAATTTGAATTTGTGAAGTATATCCATTAATCTTAGAATAATAATATAATCTTTTATTTTCTATATTATAATATTGTAAATCTGTTCCTTTAAGATTAATTGTTTTATCTCTTGAATTAAATATTACATTAACTCCGCCTGATTGATTTAAATTTGAAATATCATATGTTTTTGAGATTAATCTATTTACAACATCTGTATTAGTTGCTTTAATTGTGTCTTTTGAAGTATAAGTGCCGTCTTTATATACAATAGGTTTATTATATTCTACATTTATAGTATCGCCTTCAAATCCATTTAAAGGTAGCCAAACATTTAATTTAGCAGATTGATTATTACTTGCTAAATCTATATAAGCCCTTAAATTTGATGAAGTAATTGACTTCATTCTCTTTTTAGCAGTATTTTCAGAATCTATTAATATATAAAATTTAGGTTTTAATGTAAGACCCATAATATCTGATAATTCGTTGTCTAATTGTTTAATAATATTAGAATTAAAAAATGTAGTATCAAATGTTTCTAATCTCTGAATTTTCTCATTTAATTTATCAAAAATTTTCTGTCTTATTTCAGATTGTGCTATACCTAATTTATATTTTTTAACATCTATATAAAAATCAACAAATACATAAATAGGATTTCTTAAGTTATCATAAAGTGCAGGAAGTTTAAATTTATCTAAGTTATCCCAAACACCTGGATTTAATATAGTTTTATTTTCATTTATAGATTGTGACAATAATTCTGAATTTGATATATAATTTTTCTCTTTATTAACAGAATCATCTAATTTATAAATATATCTTTCAGAAATAGTTGATTTATCATTAATACCTTCAAAAATTTCAGAACCTGAAACCTTTGAATAAATACTAAATTTTCTTGATATTTTTTCAGGCAAGAAACTATAATAAATATTACCTTTTCTTACAGGAACTTCATCTTCGCCACCCCAAACTATACAATCTTTTACAGAAGCGTGATTATTAGCAACTGCTTTATAGTCAAATGCAGTAACTACTCTTGAAGCAGTGTTATTCATTAGTGGAGCATTATCTTTAATAGATTTATCAGATTCTTCTTCTAAGCCTGTAACTAATAATTGTGGCTGAAATGCGTCATTTAATTTACAAAATTCTTGAATATAGCCGTCTATTTGTAATGAACCTTGTAAAGCACCTTGTGAGCCTGAAGAAATAAGTGCATTAACTTCCAAAATTGCTCCAGCAGGTAATTCGTGTCCTATTCCTGAATAAGCAAAATAACATCTTGGTGTATTTGTATCAGTTACATCAAGTCTTAAGAATTCTTTATGGAGTTGGTCGTTTTTATCAAGCAAAAGAATTTTAGATTTGTTCCACTCTTCTTTTTCTATTTTACCACGTATAGGGTCGTAATAAGTAGCATAAATTTCTATACCATCATCTTCAACATCTGTATAAGGTATATCTATATAATTTTGAATTCCATTAAATGTATAAATTAATTCATTAGGTTTTTCTTTATATGTAATAAGATTACCTTCTTTTATCTCTAATTGTAGAGTTAAAGAATTCATCTCGTCTATATTTCTTATTTCTATTGTTTTATCAGAACCTAGATAATAATACTTTTTATCCCCTGAAGTAAATACAGAATATTTAGGAATTATAAATTTACCTAGTTGTTTAAATTTGAGTTCTATTTTATACTTATAAGATATTTTCTTACTTGCTTCATATCCCAAAATTCGTGCGTCTTGTAATATATTTTTTCTTTTTCTTGCAAGAGTAAGTAAATTTTCATTAATATTAACTGCTGTGTTTAAATTTAGGTTAGAAATAGTATAAGCCATTGCAGTTATTATCTGTGCTGTATTAGAACCTTCAAATGGTGTATCATATCCTAACTTGGCAAATTCTTTTTCTAAATCTTTGTAGATTTCTTCAAAAGTAAAAGGAATGGTCTGTTTCATATATAAACTCTTTTTGAATTAATTTTATTAAGACTATTTATTTAAGAATTTAGATTAAAAAAATTATATCCTAAATTTATTAACTACTTAGAAATTGCTTAAGGTTTATAATTAATTATTTTATTTAAGTTTATTTTAAGTAGTTAATATTTTAGGATATGAATTTAAATTTTTGAATTTAATTGATTTCTTATTATAAGAATTTATATAAAAATTTAAATTTCTGATTTGGTATCTGAATTTTATTAACTACTTAAATTAATCTTAAATTAGTAATAAAGAAGTTACACATTAATTGATAATTAAGTAGTTAATAAATTTAGGATATGAATTTAAATTTTTGAATTTATTTCATATTCTATTATAGAGATTTATATAAAAATTTGAATTCGTATGCAGTTTTTATTAACTACTTAAACGAAACTTAAGAAATCTTATCTTACAGATATACTATCTTAATCTGTTTAAGGTTAAATTAAGTTGTTAATAAAATTCAGATAGAAATTTAAATTTTTGATATATTTCTATTATATAAACTAATATAAATTCATTTTTTAATATATTGCCTACGGCAAAAATTTAAAATTGTATCTAAATTTTATTAACTACTTAAAATAAACTTAAATTAGTAATATAATAGTTACAATGTAAGAATAGATTAAGTAGTTAATAAAAATAGGATAGAAATTTAAATTTTATATAAATTCTCTATAATATAAATCAATAAAAATAAATTTTTAATCTCTTGCTTACAGCAAAAACATAAAAACAAATTCATATCCTAAATTTATTAACTACTTAATCTATTCTTAAATAAAAATATTAATTATAAAATTTAAGTTAAAATAAAGTAGTTAATAAAAACTGCATACGAATTTAATTTTTATATAAATTCTCTATAATAAGAAATCAAATAAATTCAAAAAATAAATTCATATCCTAAATTTATTAACTACTTAATTTAAAATTAAACAAAATAATTAATTAAATATTTTAAGCAATCTCTAAGTATTTAATAAAATTTGGATATAAATTCTATATAAATTTAACATTAAATTAAGTAAATATTAAATATAATATTATGCAATAATAAGTAATATAAATTATTTAATATAAGGATTTATAATGGACGCAATACCAAATATTTCAGAAATAGATATTTTAATGATTAGTATTTTAGATAAAATACCAAATTGGAAGTCAAAATTGTATTATGAAGTTATAGATGATTCTGTATATCTTGAAGCATTAGAAGAGCAATATGAAGATTTAGTGGATATTGTTTATAATAGATTAGATAAATTAATGAATACACTTCAATAATTCAGTAATTCAATAATTCAATAGTTCAGTCATTTAGTGATTATTTTAATTGTTCTAAATCTCTAACCTGAATATATAAATCTAAATTTTCTTTATTAAGAGAATTTAATTGAACTTCAAATTTTTCATTGTGTGCTAATATGCACGCTCTTTTAAATACATTGCTAAGATGTTTTTCTTTATCCGAATCTTCAGTATTGTTAATTTCTATACCAAATTTAATTATATTATTTTCTATATAATATCCATCTAAATAATAATCAAAATCATAAACAATAAATTTATTATTTAAATAATAACACTTAAAATAATCAGAATAATCAGTAATAGGCAATATATCAGATTTAAAAATAAACATATCATCATCTAAATTTATATATATTAATTCTAAATTTAATTCAGGGGATATTTTATTAATAAAATTGTCTATATTAAATTTTTTAATTCTTTTATTATATTCTTTATCTGATAATCTATAAATTTTTAAATTCTCTAAATCAAGAAATTCTATCAATGATGTATCAAAATGATAATATTTACTTTTATTAATTGAATCTAAATAATCGGCTAGGTCTGTTGATTCTTTATCAGAATAACCTAAATTTAATATATAATCTTTTAATTGATTTGAATTTAATTTAGTGCTTTTGGTGTTTTTTGATTTAAATCTATTAATTAGATTAGGTGTTATATATGTGGTAATCATCGTGTGTCAATACCTTAGTTGCATTTAATATAATTTTTACAGAACAACCGACTTCATTGTTCTTAACATTTATTTTGCCATTGTTTTCTTCTATTATAACTTTATTTATATATAATCCATTGCCCCTATTTGAGCCTTTAGATGAATTAGATTCTTTAAATATATTTCTTAAAATTTCATTTGGAATTCCATTGCCGTCATCTTGTATTTCAAAGCATATTCTATCAGAATTAAAATATACAAGATTAAAATTAACTTCAGTGGCGTGTGCTTCTATTGAATTTTTAATACAATTTATTAATATACCTGACAATTCTGTATTAGATATATTAACTTTATAATCTTTTAATCTATCATCTATTTGATATTCTAATTTAGCAAGTGTTATTATAATAGCATTTAATGAAAAATCTATAATATCGTATAATGTATTATTATTTTCTTTTATTTTCTTATATTTGCTAATTTTTGCCATAATAATATAAAAATATTTAAAAGTATCATTAAAAATTTTAAGGTCTTTAGGTGTAAAAGATTTGTTATATTTTTGAAATAATTTATTTAAAATTGATATAGGCGTGCCAAGTTCGTGTGCTAAATTTTCTGTAATGATATTTCTTGTGTTGTCAATTTTTTCAAACATATTTTTAGTGTTTTGGATATTTTCTTGCTGATTATTTTTGTAGTCTTTATAATTATTATATAATAAAATTCCTATTAATAATACACATATAATAATTAAATTTATTGTTAAATATCGTTGAACTTTATCTTCTATTGTTATTAATTCTTTTAATTCTTGCTCTTGATTTTCAGGCAAGCAATCTTTATAATTTTTGTAAAATTGATGTATTTTAAATATATTTAATTCATCATAATCAGAATTTAATAAAAATAATGAATTTGCCGAGATTAATATTACAAAAAATATTACAACTTCCATAAAAATTTTGCTAAATTTAGACATTAATTTATACTTTTTAAAGTTTTAATAGTTTCTTAAATTTAGTTAATCTTTCATCTAATGTAAAGGTCATCTTTGCAACTGATTTGGACTCTAAATTTAATCCTGTTAATTTTCTAAATTGATTCATCATTTTATCTATAAATGTTATTTCAGGTGACAATGTATTTCCTGTAAAAAATAGATAATCTAAATTTTGATTTTTAAGATACAAATATTCAAATAAATCTATGCCGTCTAACTTTAGATTATATTTTTTATTATCATCAAAATATATTTTTCTTACACCACCTATAATTAAATCTATTATTGCCTTTGAAGGGGTTATTTCAAATGTTTCACAAAATTCAATACATTTATAAATAGCGTCAGCACCATAAAAAGATATAATATTATATTTTTGTTTTGTTAAGTCTTTTAGGTCATCTTCAACAAAGGTGCAAACACCTAAAGAATCGTCGCATATTATAATAGTTTCTTTATCAGGGTTGTAATCAAAAATTAAATCATTTAATGTTGAAGGTTTTTGATGTTCTAAGAATAATTTAATATCATTATTGCACTCTATATTAGAAAATGAATATGATTTTAAATTATGAAAACTTAAGTATATAAAATCAGTAATCTTATTTAATATAGATGTTGTCATTTTAATCCTTTCATTTAGTAATTTGGTAATTTAGGAAGTTTAGGTATTTTTGGCTCTTCATCTGTTTCTAATGTTTTTGTGTTATCGTAATTTGATGTATTCTTTTGCATATGTGTAACACTAGGTATAATTGTTTTTGATAAATCTGTAACTTCTTTAGGTCTTATTAATATTGTTAAACAAATAAAGATTAATCCTATAAAAATTAATACATATTTAGCAGGTATTTCTTTAAGTTTATTAATAGTTATTTGATATATAGTTTCTGTTTCAGGTATTATTACAACATCATCATTTGTTGTAGGTGTTGGTGTAGGCATTGGCATACCTATCGGAATATCATTATAACTTGAATAGTTTGAATAATTTGAATAACTTGAATTCTGTGATTTATTTTCTAAATCTTCTAAGGTTTCTTGAAGATTAATTTCTTGTTCTGATAAAATTTCTAAGAAATCTTTTTTTAAATCTAAAATTTTTCTTAAACAATCATCGTGGGTCTGATGATAGAGATTATTTTTATTTTCTGAAGCGTCATATACTTCTAAGATAAATTGTATAATTTCTTTAAATTCAGGATATTGTGTTATTAATTCAATTAATCTTTTATTAAAATTATTTTTCTGTTTATTAATATCAATAATTTCATTTTCTAAATTTCTTTGAATATTGATTAATTGTTTATAAATATCTTTATACTTATCTATCATCAGACACCTTATTTCTTAGAACAAAATTTGCCAAGTAATTCTAAATGCTACTGAAGGTTCTTTAATTTTGCCTTTAAATGTTTTCATACTAAAAATTTTTGTGTCAGTAAATAAAGCACACTCTGTATATACTACACCTTGACCTGTTCCATTAAATGCGTCTTGTGCTATGTCAAAAATATAAGTGATTGAAGGCTGTCCTGATTCACAACCTGTTACAATTACATCTGCTGTTGAACTATTTGAAGCACCATCAGCAATATCTACGGCTTTAGTATTAGAAATTGATGAACTAGGTGTAAAAGTTAATTCATTCCAAGATTCGCCTTTAGTTGCTATATCTGTTCCACAAAATAAATCAACTCTGTTGGCATTAAATCCGTGTAGTGCAGTTTTAGGAATTAGAACATCATCATCTACGTGACCCTTTGTTCCCATTACAAATCTATTAATTATTGATTGTCCTGCTATGCCACCTAATAAATTAGCAAAACTACATCTAGCAGAATTCATTATTAGATTGTGATTTTCTTCAGTGTCTATAACTTTTCCGTTTTTAAGTGTTTCTATTTTAAAATATCCACGAATAGGATTAATTGTATCACTAATTTTATTTGAATTTAAATTCATTAATAGTCCTTATAATTATATAACTCTTTAACTATTTATATTTTAAATTATGTAAAGTAACTAATCTATTAATTAAATCAAAAGTCTTTTCTTTGTAATGCTTATCGTATTTTACAAAATCTATACCTAAATAAATTTGATTATCTAAAACATATAATTCATCTAATATAGAGCATTCATCTAAAGTAAAAATTTCATTATTATATTCTATAATATTATTTTCTAGTTCTCTGTAATTCTTTAATATCTTAGATTTTATAATTCCACCACGATGTGCTATATCTATAAATTCAGTTTCTAAATTATGATTAATAAGAAATTTAAATTTTTTAAGATATACATAATAAATTTTTTCTGTTATAGTATATTTAAATTTATAATCAAATAATATAATAGAATAATCATTATCTGTTAGATAGTAATAATTATCTTTAGTATATTGTTGCATAAATTTGTATAAATTTAAAGATTCAGATTCAGTGTATTTTAATTTATTAATACATATATCTATAAATTCTTGTTCTGATAAAAATCTAGGCTTTCTTTTGGTAATAATATATTGATATAATCTAGTCATACTTTTATAATTTAATCTTATATTCTGAATTAGGATAGACATTTTTAATAGTATCGAATATAATTACGTTAGGTTTATCTTGATTAAAATTTAAATCATTATATTCATAAGTTTTATTATATATTATGTTCCAATTAGATTTAAATATATTTAAATTTGGCTCTAATACTTCTGATAATACTCCTTTAGAACAAGAGTCATTATAATCAACCGCTAATATAATATTCTTTAAATTTAAAAATCCTATTGATACTATTGCTTCTAATGTATTACCCATATTTAATTGAGAATCCGATATTAAAACAAATATTTTCTTATCAGGTTCTGCTATTGCTATACCTTCAGCAACACCTAAAGAATTGCCTAAAGTATAATCTGCATAATCTATCCAATCAATTGTATTATCAAGACCTACATTATTATAATCTTTAGGATAAAAATCATACATACCATAAGGCTTGCCTATAAGTTTATAATCTGAATTTTGAATTAATTTAATTAATACATTATATAAAGGTTTAACAGAATTATATGATTTATCGTGTAATATATATGATTTCTCGCAAGACATTAAATAACTCCTTTAAATTGTTTTCGTAATTTAATTTATTATATTCTCTACCTGGAATTTTAAAATTTTTAAATCCTTGATTGATAAATCTAGGTATAGAAATTTTATAATTTTCATTAAAAATATTTAATCTTTCTTTAATATAACAACCATTATATTTAGATTTAAAAAATTCTTTATTGTCTATATTTTTAGATATTATATCAAAATGATTGTAAAATTCAGGACAACCATAACATCTATTGTCAAGTAATATTTCAGTTTTATTAATATTATCATATATTCTAGGGTCGTCTTGATAATAACATTTTAAATCTGTGTCTAATTCTATTTTAGATATAACAGATTGTGTAGTTTTTATATTAGGATAGTGTTGTTTAATAAAGTTTAATAATTCTAAATTTGATATTACTATGCTTGCGTGGATTTCATTTAATATTTCAAGAGATTTTAAACCTTCTGAATCTGATAAATCTATATAATAATTTGAAAATGTTGCTGATATTCCAAAATTATGTTTTAAACAAAAGTCTATATGTTCTTGATTAATCTTATACTCCAAAAATCTACCACCATTAAATTTAGTATCGCCAAAACTATCATAAAATATAAAATCAACACCCTTATATTGTAAGAATTTAAACCCTAATAAATTCTTTTTTATAATATCAAAGTGTGATGATAAGCCTGCTATTCTAAATTTCATAAATATACTCCAAATCATTTAAACAAAATTTTAAATTACAACAATTATCACATTTATTAAATTCAATATTAAATAAATCATAAGTTAAACATCTATTAAATTTATTTTTTAAAAAATTATAATATATAACATTATCTTGTATATTACATTTTTTATTTTGCTCTATTTTTTTAAATATCTCATAAAACTTTAAATTTAAATTAGTATTTAATCTGTTGGCAATACTATTTTTATCTTTAGGGATATAATCTAAAGTTTTTAAAATTTGTTTATTACCATTGTTGTTTTGAATTAAAAATATAGGATTTAATTCTGTGTTTATTTTTAATTTTCTTAATTTTTCATAATATTCATCAAATATAGGATTATCAGTTTCTTTCATAATACAAACTGAAATATTAAATTTAGTTCTTAATTTAAATATATTTTTAAGAAATAAATTAAAATCAATATAACTATGATAAGAACAAATTAAATTTATATTTGTTGAATTTAAACTTAATAATTTATTAATATTAATAGTATTTGTGAATATAGTTATTTCTTTATCTTTGAATAAATCTAATATATCGTCAAGATATTGTGATTTTGTCGGCTCGCCACCTAATATAAAAACTTTTTGGATTTTATCTTTAATTTTAATTAAATTTTCTAATCTAGGTTTTAAATCTAATTCATAATCTTTACCATATAAAGAGCAATATTCACATTTTAATTGACAATTTTTAGTTAATAAAATTTCTAAATCCATTATCTAACCTTAAATTTAGAACAATTATTTCTAGCAGGACATACGCATTGTTCTAATTCACATTTATATAATTTATTTTCAGATATATATGTATTTAATTGTTCTAAATTAAATTTCTTTTCAGAACAAAATTGTTCTACTAATCCGTCAAATTTAACAGGTATATCAAAAATTTTATTATCACAATACCAATCTTTAAAAGTGTTTAATTTTAGCCTATAATTGTCTATTTCATTAAATTTATATACATTATCTGTATCATCAAAAATTAAATTTTTATCTAAATATTTGTATATTAAATCTAAATATAAATCAAATTCTTTTTTATTATTTTGTATAACTTTATTCTTATTAAATATAAAGTTTCCATAAAATTCAATATTGTTTTCTTTACAAAATTTAATATAATCTAAGTGTTGTTCTTGATATTTATTATCAAAAAGAAATGTAGTAAATGTATTGCAATATTGTTTATAATATAAAAGTGATTTATAAAACTTTTCATTTGTAGTTGCAAATGGATAGAAACTTAAATATATATTATCTACGTATTTTAATAGTTCAGATTTAATTAATTTTTCGCCGTTTGAAATTATTGTAATTTTATCTAAATTTGGTAATTTTCTTAGTTCTGTTAATACATAATCAAGGTAAATATATATTGAAGGTTCGCCACCTAATAGATAAATTTCAAATTTATGATTTACTTTACTAAGAAAATTTATAGTATTGTTTATATTAGATTTTGAACTAAATGTATTCCATTGATTTGTTCTTGCGTAACAAAAACTGCATTTATAGTTACACATATACAATAAATTCCAATGAAATTTAATATTATCAGGATTATCTAATTTTGGATTTATAGTAGTCCTAAATGTGTTAAATGTATTAAAATTTAAAATCTTTAAAGCGTCTGACATTATTTTCATCTACTTCTGAATTAGGTTTATATTTCCAAGTTGTTAATTTTCCTTGACATAAACATAATTTATTAGGACATTTCATCCAACAATCATTATTATTAATTTGGTCTATCGTTACACTATTCCAATTACAAAAATGATGTATTTCTGATGAATTAACAGGTATATCAAAATTATTATTGTGGCACTGCCAATCTTTTAATTCACTTAAATTGCTTAAATATGAAATAACATCATCTATTTCTATAAAACTACCGTCTTTACGGTAAAATTTTTGTTCTTTTGGTCTATCAGGATATTTTAAATCTAATTCTTGTAAAAACTCTTTATAATCGTTATTAGTATTCATATAATCAGTTGCATTATGATTAAATATAACATTAAAATAATAAGATATATTGTTTAAAACACAAAAATCAATCATATCTAAAATTAAGTCTTTTTCTTTAGCAGATGTAAGCATTATATTAACATTTAAAATTAAATTTTGTTGTTTAATTTGTTTTAATCTTGATTTAAATTTATCAATATCTTTTACTTCTGTTGGGTGGTATGTAATGTTCCAATTAAATTTATCCCCTAATGATTTATGTAAATTTAATATTTTGTTAAATTTTTCATCAGGTAAATTATTATTTGATATTACTCCAAATACTTTAAGTTTTTCTAGTTTATATAATTCTTTTAAGATATATTCATAATAAGGACTTAATGTAGGTTCGCCACCTAATAATGCAACTTCTAAGGGTTTCTCAATTTGCTTTAATTTTGATAATACATCATTTATATTTTTGATATTATTTAAATTGTTCCATTTGTCTTTTAATTCTCTAGCATAACAATAAGAGCAGTGCTGATTGCATATCATAATGATATCCCAATGTATGCGAATAGTATCATCTGCACCAAACATCATATATCTAGGTTCTTGTCTTTTATGGACTTTTTCTTGAATTATAAAATCATTAATACTAATATTGTTATACATTTAATTCTCTTAGTTTAAAATTTGTATCAGTGTTTAAATGATTAAAACTTATATTGTCGTTGCCGTCTGTTGTTTGTTTATATAATAATTTATTGCTTAAGTGTATTGTATCAGTGTTTAAATTTTTAAATAAAAATACATCATTATCAATATAATTACCTTTTATTATTGTATTAAATATTGATTTCTTAAATATTATTTGTCCTAGTTGAAAAAATTTAATATAATCTTTATTAAATATATTATTTAAAAAATAATTAAATTTATATGATTCTTTCTTAAACATATACTTAGATATATCTTTTAATCCATATTCAGGATAATATAACCCTAAAATTAAATCTTTATTTCTGTTATTATAATAAACATCAAAGAACGAACTTAATAATATATCATCATCTTCCAATATATAAATATGTTCGCCGTGAGCGGAATTAATTAAGTGCATATAAACATCTGATAAGTCATCAGATTTAAAATAACTATATTTGATTAAATCTGATTTAATCTCTTTATACTCTATTAAGTCTGTTGTATCAGAATCATTATTAACTAATATTTCTAAGTGAAATTTATCAGAACAATTTTCATATTTAGATAAAACAGATTCAACACATCTTTTAAATAACTTAGGTCTTTTGTGTGTTAAAATTAATATACTTAAATCTACCGCCACTTTTTGAACTCCAATCCGTCATTGCATTGTTTTAATCTACAAATAACATAATCTTTAAAATATAAGTTAAAATCTAAATCTTTTATATTAATAGGATTTATATTGTATTCAGGTTTAGCATAATCATTACAACAATAAACATTTAAATTATTATCTATTACTAAATTTTGTGCTACGCAACTACATTTAGTTAAATATAATTGCTCGTGATATTTTTTGTTGTATGCTTCATCATATCCTATTATTGCACTATTAATTTTAAATTTATATTCTTGTTCTAAATAATTCATTAAATAAGGATATTTCTTTGAAAAATAAAAATAATCCCTATAATCAACAGGATTTTTAGTATAATCAATTGTAAATCTCATTTTTAAATGATTTGGTATCTCTTTTGCCAATAAATTAAATTCTTGTATAAATTGTTTTTCTTTATTATATTCTGTATTTATAAAACAATATCCTAGTATATTTAATTCTTTTAATTTTCTTAATTTAAGTATAAATTCAGATACATCTTGTTTGCCTATATGATAGGAACTACATATTTCTAAATTTGGCTGTTTAAAATTATTTAATCTATCTATACTTATACTTAAATTTGTTTGAATTTGAATTTTTGCTATTCTATTGCCAAGAATTTTATACAATTCTTGTATTATAAATTCTAAATTTGGATTTAAAGTTGGCTCACCGCCATAAAAATCAATAAATATTTTCTTAAATCTTTCAGGTAATGTTTTTAATTTATCTAATACTAATAAACAATCATCATAACTCCATTGTTTAGAATTATTGTCGTATTCTTTACAGAACCAACATTTCTGATTGCATTTGTAGCAGGGTTTAAGGGTTATTTTTAAATCATATGGGAAGTATTGTTGTTTATCCAATAGTTCCCAATTCTTTATATTAAAATTCATATTTAAATAATAGTTAATTCATCAGGGAATTCATAAATAGATAAATCATTTTCATAATATCTATCATTTTCTTTAAAATATACCTTAATATGATTATCCTTAACTTTAGTGTTTTGTTTAATTTTATAAAAACTAAGAGTCTTTGGCAAACCATTACGATTATCGCTAATATAAAATTCTACGTCTTTATTTTTTACTAAATCTAATATTTTATATAAATTTTTTATAGACTCATAATATATAAAATATGTTTTAATTGTTCTTTCTTCTGTAAAAAGTTTTTCTAAGTCAGCATAAAAAATATATTTCTTTTCTTGTGTGAGTAGATTTTCAAATACTGCATAATTATCTTTATACCTTAGAAATTTATAATAACTCCTTTCGTAAAAATCCTTATCTGCATTAAATTCAAAGACATCACAATAATCTAATTCACTAGGTATTGCTCTTATTGACATTTTCCAATTTCTTTTAATAGTATGCCATAAATTTGAAAACATTTGAACTCCTATAATTATTTAATCTTTAAAATTTTATGATTATTTGTATGTAACTTCTTATTAAGTTTTTTCATAAATTTTGTTATTTTAGATTTCTTAATTTTTTTCTTAAGTTCAAAGGATAATATACCTTTATCAAGCGTAAAATCAATATATTGAGATTTCGCAAAATCCTTAAATTCAACAGATTGTATATTATCTGTATTAATAATTACATCATTAATTTGTTTTAACATTTAGAATCCTTTATATATTAATACAATTTATTTTATTATCATTTAGATTTTCCATTATTTTATTAATATCAATAATAGGATTTTTATTTTCATCAATATTAAATTTAATAACTGTATTATCTGACATTCTAAACACAACTTTTGATTTTTCTTCAATATAGCAACAAATTACTTGTTCTGTGTTAATAATTCTATCATTTACGACTTTCAACATTTTGACTCCTTTGCGTGTTTAATATCTAAAATTAAATCAATAATATCATCATTTTGCTTAAGATTCACTAAATTATTTTTAATATCCGATAATCTAGTTTCTAATCCTATATCTTTATAGTTAATATTATAAAATTCATATGATATTCCTAAATAATCGCACTCTGCGATAAGTCTAGGCGAACAATCAAATTTACGACCAACAGGGGTATATAAAAATTTATTAAAATCGCCGAATTTAACAGGTTTATTAGTTACAAATTCAGATTCAGGCAAATAATCAGAAAATATTAATAAATTTGGATATTTCACTAAGAGTTCGTCTATTTGTTTATATTCTTTGCAATTATGTGTAATGTGTGCGAACGTTCTATTTGCTAAATTTAAAGGTTTCTTAATTTTATCAAGTGCAATTTTCTTAACATAATGTATAGAATTATGCTTTTTAGGATAAATTCTTGAATCTTCTAAATAAATTACGTCATCTGGTCTAGTGCCTGCATTAGTGTCAAATTCTGCACCACAATTAAATGCTAATTTAAATCCTAAAACTTTTTTATTGTTGAAAAAATCATAACTTCCGTCTGTATTAAGTGATAAAGGTGCATATACTAAATCAGGTGTTCCAAAAATAAAATCATTAAAATCAAATTCATCAGAATTAATATATCTATTATTAATTATATTTCTTATATTATCAGGTTTATAATCATAAAATAAACATTTAATGTTTAACTTAGATTTAAGAAATTGATAATAATCTAAAATTTCAAATAAGTGTCCTGATATTCCGTGAATATTACGCCTATCATAAAAACTATGATATAAAAGTAAATCACAATCATCTGAATTTAATTTTAAAATCATTATAACCCCTAGTAATCTAATAAAACATAATCATAAAATTTACCCTGATATTCAAATCCATTAGTTAAATCAGGTTTATAATTATCATAATAATATTTTGTAATATAGAATTTATTATTATACCAAAAATACACGTCTGCGTAATCTTCTTCATCTAAATTAACAAAATTATTGTTGAAATGTATTATATCATTTTTAGAATTATGATTATCCAATATATCCGCTTTAAAAATTAGATTATTAATTAATTCTAAATTTAAGCAAGAATTAATGTATTTAAAATTTTTAAATATTTTTTCTAAATCCCATTGATTAACTATG